TACTTGGCCGGCCTGGAAGGAATCGAACCTCCGTCCCCACGTTCGTAGCATGGTATCCTATCCGTTGAACGACAGGCCGATATAGTTGGTAGGGGTACTTGGAATCGAACCAAGATTAGCGAGTTCAAAGCCCGCTGTGATAAGCCATTACACTATACCCCAACAAATAAAACAGGATAGAATTTAACATAGTGCTACCGTTACACCAAACCTTTCGGCTGCGGAGTCGAACCGCTCCCTTACTTTTCAAGAGTAGTAGTTAATTTGTTGCTGTTACTATCCTTAACTTGGTAGGTCCTGAAAGAATCGAACTTTCGTTAATGCCATGTCACGGCAACGTTCTGCCATTAAACTAAGGACCTAAATTTGGTCTGGGATGCACGATTCGAACTTGCGACCTCTCACTTCCAAGGCGAGCCGTCTGACCTGGCTGACAATAATCCCAGTTTGTATTGGTCCTCAGAACAAGAATCGAACTTGTAATAACCGGTTATCAGCCGATCGTTATACCATTTAACTATCCGAGGAAATTGGTGGACCGCCGGGGAGTCGAACCCCGTACTCCTACGTGCAAGGCAGGTGTGTTCCCAAGTATACCAACAGCCCAAAATACAACAGGTTACGCTTTTTTTCATTAAAAGTGAAATTTTTTATTTGCTGAATGTAACCTAAAACTGGTAGATCGTGAAAGATTCAAACTTTCTTCTCTCTGCTTAAGAGGCAGGACTTCATCATCAAAGTTTACGATCTAAAAATATGGTGCCCCAAGGGAGACTCGAACTCCCAAAATTTGGTTTCTAAGACCAACACGTATACCAATTCCGTCATCGGGGCAAAAATATGGTGGGTGTTGATGGTAACGCTCCACGTGCCTTGACTTCACTACCTTCAGGAACAGTTTTACAGACTGCCGTAGTGGGCAACACCCATATTCTCTCTGGTGGTAACAGTAGGAATCGAACCTACGACCATCTCCGTATGAAGGAGGTGCACTACCGCTGTGCTATGTTACCATTAAATTTCAAAATTCTTTGGGGTGACTAATGGGAGTTGAACCCATACGATCAGAATCACAATCTGAGATGCTACCGCTACATCATAGTCACACCAAAAAATTCTGGTAGGGGTACTAGGTAATGCTCCTAGTTTTACTGGTTAAAAGCCAGTTACTTCACTTTAAAGTTTTACCCCCATATCAAACAAAAACACACTACCAGTCCCGAGGATTTGAACCTCTTTCTCTTTTAGTTTACCACGACTTTTGCGGTCAGGCAAGCAGTGTGTTTATGTTTGGCACCCCGAGCAGGATTCGAACCTACGATAGCTGATTCAAAGTCAGCTGTGTTACCGCTACACTATCAGGGAACAGAAACTACAAATTGTTAAAGAACTTTTTAGTAGAACCGAATTCTACAGGAAAGACAAATTATTGTCAACCCCTAATGCAAAAAACCCTCGAGACTTTCATCTTCGAGGGTTTTGGTAAGTAAACTTGAATTTACTTCACTTGCCAAAACCCTCAACATCATACTCAATCGCAAACACATTAATAGACTGTGGGCGTGATGTGCCTGTCCATCCACTATTGAGTGGTAGATGTTTTCTTATCGATAAACAGGACATTGCTAACATGATTGAATTATACTCTTCTTTTCTATTAAAGTAAAGTCTTCCAAGAAACTTTACTGATACCAACAAACTTGAGCAGTACGCTGAATGCCATACTGATCAACGATAGGACGATGTTCACACCATTGCTGTTGCTGAACAATTACAGGAGCAGGTGCATAAACTACAGGAGGAGGTGCATAAACAACTGGTGGTTGCACATAAACAGTTCTTGGCTGAGACAATGCATAACCAATCACACCACCGATCAACGCTGGACCGACCCAATCTCCACCAGTACGAACAAAGGGAACACCATGAGGACCATGATAGTGTTGAGCCATCGCTGGAACTGAAAGCGCAACCAAAGCTACTGCAGTAATAAGTCGTTTCATAATAAACTCCATTCAAGTATTTATAACTAATTCTACCTCAGTTTTGAATTATTGTCAAGTATTTTTTCACCTCGACGTTGCAATTACGCAACAGATCCAAACCCTCTGAACTGCGGTAGTCGTCTCTGTAGACAAGGGTTGCTATACCTGCTCCGTAGATCATCTTCGCACAGTCTATACAAGGTGCATGAGTGCAAAACATCCATGAACCTTCACCTGCTTCAGTGCTTTTTGCCAACTTTGAAATTGCATTGGCTTCAGCATGAATCACTTCCTTCTTCGTCACTAAAGTTGGATTGCCATTAAGATCTAGTCCATGGTAATCTTCACAATTGTTATCCCAACCAGCAGGTGTGCCATTGTATCCGATGGAAGTGATGCGATCATCCTTTACAACAACTGCACCAACACGCAACCTTCGTGAACTGGACAACTGAGCAAATCTCTCAGCTGTGTCCATGAATGCATCAACCCATTTTTGCTTCATAGCGTTTCAATATTTTCATAAAATCTTCCATCATGGACAACTGCCTGTTGTGCAAGTACATGTACAACTTGGTATCAGTTGGCCAATATTTGATCGCATCAACAAGTGCAGGATCAGCATCTTTTTCTAAGATGCTTACAAATTCATCAAGTGTCATAAAATTATCCAAAGAATTACTGAAAATAAAACAAACCACTCCATCAGTGTAAAGTTCTTTTGTATCCTGTTAAGGAACGATTCGATCTTCAACCTTGTCTGAAGGTTTATTCTAACCATACAACTCGCCACCAAAGTCTTGTAAAATTACATCAATAAGTTTAACTGTTTTACAGTTACGCACTACATCTTCGGGGTGCATCCAGTAACCATTGGGATTAGTTTCGTCCTGCGGATTAGCGTTCCACTTATCCAATTCTTCCTGCAACCGATCTCGGTAATCAGTCAACGTCAATCGAGTGATTCGATCAGCTGTCTCGTGGTCTATGCCCAGCAAGCCAGTAGCATGCTTTGACTTTTCTTCTTCGATGTTATACATAAATTATTCCTTTCATCATCATTGACACTGTCATTATACCTGAGTTGTCAAGCATTAGCAAATTTTGCAAGAAACTTTTTCGCTTCGGTACAATCACCCAAGTCTTCCTCGAATGATTCCAAGATGACCATGCGTTGCAGCAAGTCTGCTTCGGTTTGCAACTCGGTATCCAAAGAATTGTACCACTCAAAGTAGTCATCCTCAGTATCCAAATCCCACATGATGTTCAACATGCGCTTTTGACGTTTGGTAAGACCAGTAATTGTAATCATGCTTATTCCTTGAAAATATTGGACCATGTCATCAGCTTGTTCAGCTTTTCGTTTTTTGCAGTTAGTAGTGCAGCTTCGCTGACGATGCCATTCTCAATAAGCAATTCAATCATACACATCAGGTCACCTAGTTCTTCCTCGAGATGCTCTCGATTTGTTTGACCTTTGTATTCATCATCCATGCCGAACCGAAATACCTTGCTAATTGCTTGGATCACCTCGGCACATTCTTCCTGCGTAATCAACAGTATCTCACTGTCAATCGCATTCTTGTGTTTCATTGCTGTAAACTTATTCATATCAACCCCAATCTTTCTTGTCACCGAATTGTTCGTTCCAGTTGTATCCTGCCGTATAAGCAGTAATTTCTGCAGCTGTCATTTCAGCCAGTTCCACACGAGGACTTATTGAAGTCCCACCTGTGTAGTAGTGAGGAGTGAACCCACGTTGGTAGTAAGAATCACACGTGCCACGATCAAAAGCACCACCATGTCGTTTATCATATTCCATAGTTGTCATCTCCATAATAACCATAGTCTTCGTCAGTACCGAAACCAGCAGACGCCATTGCAGAATCAAAATCACCATCCATCGATTCGTCAAGGGTTTCTTCAACATCTTGCGCATCAAGCACATCATAAACCATTTGTAGGGGAATGTCCAGAATGCCAGCGATGGTGATGGGGCGCAACCCATCTTCCAACAGATTGCGAATTTCCATATCAAGTTCAGCCATTGCACTCATTATTTTGCTCCATAAAAAATTGCGTCTTCATCATACGACTCGGCAGCAGCCATGTCTGCATTGTATGCAGCAAACATATTGTCCATGTATGCTTCAAAGTCAGCTTCGGTCATCGCATCACGTTCTTGCTTTGCGATGGCTTCCAAGTCACGATTGACTTCTTCCATATCAACACCAGCGTAGGGATTCATGCGTTACTCCGAGTCATTGCGGAAACACCAGAAGCCATGATAGCCAGACCAGCCAAAGCAATAGCCAGCATGGTCAGTTCGGAAGCAACAGGGTCACACTCCAAAGTGCCAACAGCACCATAAGCAATCATAAAACCAACGAAAGCACGAATAGATCCAACCATTATTTCACCTCTTTAAAGTTAGCATTCATCAACAGATTCAAGCACTCGACTTGTTTGTGGCGTGGTGCATCAGCAAGCAAACCAGCAATCATACTTTCCAGGTAACCCGAGGAGTAGCTATAAGAACCACACTGTTCACGAGTACGCTCCGAAAAACTGCGGAGAACACTTTGAATATCACGAATCACGAATTTTCTTTTTGCCATTTTCTTCTCCTTAATTAAGCCAACACAGTCACTTGGAACATCTTCAGCGACGAGTCATCAGCAGTGATGCTAGTCTTGTGAGCACGAGAGATACCTTTCTGCACAGGCAGATCTAAGGTCAACCACGTATTCAGGAAACCCTTCTTAGCAGTGGGAGCGATACGGATGTCAGTGATAGTTCCGATAAGAGTACCAGCAGCACAGCTATACTGGATTTTGGTTCCGATAGAGAGATTCATTTTCATTTCCTTTTCACATCACAATAATAGAATTATGCCTGAACATTGAATTATTGTAAAGCACCATGTGAAAAACCCTGCACTCGGCAGGGTTATTTTCGTTGTTTTTTAGCAACTGCTTAGGAGATCCTGATCGAAACCTCTTCCCTAGGTGGGGTTTCGGCTTCAAAATCGCTTAGAAACCCTTCTGGAGACCTCCAAGACGACGTTGTAGCGTCCCAATTGAAGATGATGGTAACTAGTCTAGCCGTTGAATAGTCCCGCATGATGACTACCAGTGAGGACTCGGGAACGACACTACGCACTTCGGCTGGGTGTTGTTTACCTTCAACGTCAGTTATGTAGATGATTTTATTAGTCATGTTTCTTTTCTTTGACAGGTAGGGTGATCATGCCAGCTTCAGCAACCAGCTTTGCGGTAATCTTTGGATACAACTTATTTAGTTTCTGATCCTTTACTGCCAACAAAATCTTTGCTTCGGTTGGGTGCACACCTTCCAGTAAACTGATAAAGAGTGCTTCACGTTTAATAGGTTTCAGATCATCACGACAGAACACATACATACGACGCATCTCTTGCGTAAAGTTTGTCGGTGTCATACCCAGTGGTTCAGGTGCTTCTGTGTATGGTGGATCACCTTCTGGTAGAACAAATTTATGTTCTTTCTGAAACGCATGCATGAACAAAATCTTCAGTGCTGCATTGTCTTTCCACTTATCAATGGTCTTGGGATCGTCGTTGATCTCCTTGAGCATTTCTGTAATAAATCTAGCCATGTTAAAAGTCCTCAAGTTCTTCTAATAAAAGTTTGCATCGATGGTTTGCCAGATAAGTCATAATCTTCATCTTATCTTTGACAGGTTTACTATTTAGGTATGCGTCAGTGATAGAGTTTTGAATGTCCTCTGGGATGTGATCAAAGTCAACCAGTGTACAGTTACGATGCCAGTTACGACGTTCCTCATCAGTCTTACATGCAATAAATCCATTCTCGATAAACTCTTGAAGACGCTTGGCACTTACAGGTCTTTGACGTTCTCCCTTAACGAACACATCATCAGGCGATAGGATGTTTGGAATACCATCATCACCTGCCTTAACGATGTGAGTGATTTTCTTTTCGTGCAGTTCTTTCATGGTGGTCTTGATGTACTTCTTTTGCATCGGTGACCACTGTGTTACGTTGTCATACTTTTGCAGTTGGATAAAGTCACCATCTGAAGAAAGCACCAGAACCTTTTGTGGCTCTTCTACCAATCCTTGCTGAACCATTCCATTTTCTTGAGTCCACTTGGCAAGTACAGCGATGATGTCATCGGCTTCTGCACGATCAATATGAATAACCCTGTAGGGAAAGTTCTCTGCCAAATCATTACGTAATTGTGACAGCGTATCAAAGATCAAAGTCCAGTTAAGGTCTGAAGCATCACGTGCTTTCTTGCGACCTGCTTTGTAGTGCTCGAAAAATTCTCTGCGCCAGTACTTACGTCCATCGCAGCAAATGACCATCTCACCATACTCATTGCTGTACTTCTTCTTGTAGTACTTGAGTGTGGATAGCGTTGCATGACGAATAAGGTTAATGACTTCAGCTTCAGTGCCACGTGTCAGTTCTGCCTTAAAGGAAAGGAAGTTTGCCAGTGCTACTTGGCTGTAATCAACTAAAATCATGACAACTGTGCCTTTAGTTCATCGATGCGTTGCTGCAAAACAGTTGCAGCTGTATTAAAGTGACCCCAGCCAGCTTGTTTTTTATCGTAGTAGTAGCGTAGAAGGACTTCTTTCTCGGTCTCGAGAACGGCGATATACTCTTCTTTGGTGATGTCAAATGTTTTCATTATTGCTCCTCATTTTGTTTTCAAGTTGTTTATAAATTTCATGTTCAATATTATACTTCCACTGAATAGCATCTGCCTCATAGTCAAAGGATGGGCTGAGGTGCATTCCCAGATCGTCATCTACCCAGTAGTATCTCAGTTGTATGTCATCACAAATTAGTTGCATCTGTCACCTCCCATGCCCAATTACTTGTTATCCAATCATTGATACAGTCTTTGAAGGTATGAACCTCTGGATCCTTGCCTGCAGCATACATACGCTCACACCAGATATCCCAAAATTCTTCTAGGATTTCTTCCTCTGTCTTTGTTACAGTTGTGACACCACCATCCTCACTGGGATAATCGTATCGCCAAGTAGTCATCAGGTTTCCTCTGTCTCATCAAGACGATATTCTAGTTCTGCAATGCGTTGCTTCGCAGCTGCAAGTTCTGCTTCCATCTTATCGAGTTTCTCGAATACTTTAAGGATGGCTTCGGTTTCTTTTTGTTCGTTTGTTTTCATGTTAGTAGATCAATTATAGATTGCACAATAGAAACGTCGAGATTCATTTTTGCTGCGATCTCATACACGTTCCAGTGTCGTTCAAGCATTTCTCTTACAGCAGCTACTAGGTCTTGTTTAATCATTGGAACACCTTTAGTAAAATGCACTCCTCATTGATTCGACCATTTACCTTTGCTTCGGTTGTGGTCAACGACTTGTATGCCTGATTCAGAGGACGTTTTGTCAAGGCAGCAAGTGTACTTACCTGTTCTGGTTTACGCATTGTTTTGCTTCCAGATGTATCGGTATCATAACCAACGATACTAGTACCCTTTACAGACAAACCCTTTGGATCGTTTGCACGATACACCTGAAGTTTGCGATACTTGGTATTGAAGATCCAAAGTTCCTGAGCATTGACGATTCCCGATGCAGGAACCGACTTGATAGCGTACTCGGTATCTTCTTTCTTGTACTTCATCTTTGCAACAATCACGCCAGCTGGTTTCTCTTTACGAGCACGTGGTTTGCGAGTTGCCTTTGCTACTTGAACCTGCGCACCTGCAGCGTCAATGATTGACTGATACAGTGCTGCCAGTTTCTTTAGTTTTGTTTTCTTGAAGTTGGAGTAACCTTCAACCAGTTGCGGATCGTTTCCTGCAATGGCTTCTTGTAGTTCCTCAACTGTTTTGATGTAGAATGACCCGATCAGTTTGGCCACAGGACCAGAAGCATTGAGTTGCTTCATTACGTTCTTGGCATCAAACTGCTTGTCCTCAAGAACAAAGTCGTCAATCAATCCATCAAACTCACCTGCCAATTCATGTGCCTTGGCTTCGATGCGTTCTTGCAGAGATACGACAGTTGCTACAGGTTTATCTATTTTGACAACCTTTACTGGTACTGGTTTGTTTACCAAGTTTGCCAGTTCGACTTTGCGTTGCTCAAAGAATTCATGTTCCTGTTCACCCAGTGGCTGCTCACGCATGATCAAACGTGCCATGATACCAGCATGCCTAAAGTGATAAGCATCCATCTTTGCGTATGCAACTGCCAACTTCTTATCACTCAACGCAATATACGAAACAAACCACTTCTGCTTGTCCTTGTCGTCATTGTTAGCGTTGTAATAATTCATGGCAACGATAAAGGAAGAACGATAGTCCTTCTCATCGGTTGCCAGTGTTGGTTCACCTGCGCCCAGTAGACGCTCTGTTTGTTGCTTACGCTTCATTGTGTTTGACATAGTCACTCCAGTTTATAATATAATTATACACGAAACCTGAATTATTGTCAAGCGATAACCCCTCACTGTGTAAGGTTATTTATTCTTGCGAAAGTCAACTGTTCCACGAACCCACATACCAAGCAGAACTATAGCTGCCCATGTATCGAAAGTAAAGGGAATTGCAAGAACAGGAAACAACGTATTCAATGACCAGATGGTAAGAAAGGGAGCAAATACTACCAATAAAAGAATTAGTATAATAACCCCAACGATTTTAATAGTATCACTCATGTTTTTGTCCTTGTACAATAGTTTCATAGAGATCCTCAAATTCTTCATGTGAGGCAACTTCTTCATTGAAGTTTTGCTTGTGATATACACGAGCCATCTTGTTCAATGTTTTCTTGGACAGCTGAAACTCAGCTGACATTTCCTTTACAGATTCTTTGATGTAATCACGCTCTGCTTCGATACGTGTCATGCTGCCAGAGATTTCTGCAAGCATTTTTTTGATCTTGTCTCGATCAACAGGAGAGGAAACTGATTGTGTCATAGCCACTCAATATGTGTAAGGGTTGATGTTTTAAACGAACGCCACTCATTCAGCCCTAAGTCAAATACTTGGATAGCATCAGTAGTTGTTTTGACGCCAGTACCAGTAGGAACCATATCAGCTGGGATCTTACCGAAGTCACGAGTGCAATGCATGGTGCGACTTGTACCATCTTTCTTGGTAAAGGTTACGTTGATTTCTTTCTCTGAGAGATACTCTCGAAACCAATCGATAAAGTCTTCCGAGGTAACCAATTCCTCGATGTTGGTTTTGGATGCATTGGCAAATGCAATAAAGTCCATGTTACTGTTGCTGGTCAAAGTCATTTTTCACTCCATTAAAATAATCACAAATCATCATAAGTTGGCTCTTCTCAAGGAAGAGGTCTTTCTTGTTTTCAACCTTTTGGTTTTTCCAAAAAGATTTAGAAACAATCTGTAGATGGTAAGTTCCTGGTGGCTGCGGAATTTCCTCGCAGTGGAAATATACCTCGTATTCTTCGCTGAACCCAATTCCTAGGCTTCGTTTCATATTAGCTCCATGTTCTGTGGTTTTCTGCCACATGTTCCAAACCATCATACTCAGCAACATGCCACTGAGCATCTGCAGGTACTTCAACAATGGCGATTTCTGCCGCCCAGCCATTTGCTGCATCACCCATCTCTTCGATCACTGCGATCAAATCTGGATCAGCACGATTCTCAAACAATTCATATTGAGCAAGGTACTGATCATCTTCACCAGCATGACCAGCATTGAAATAAGAAGTTCCCAGCAAAGAACTCTTTTCTGGGTTTACAACTTTCTCAAACGCAATACCTTTACGTGTCAGCAATTTCTCAAATGCTTCATCGGATAGACCGAAGCCACCGAAGCATCTGTTTATAGCTACTTTTCTCATATGTGTTTCCTTCTTAGTTGTAGTAACTTCACTCGATACCATACGAGGTCTTAGCAAAGCTGCAATCTGAGTCATCGATTTTATCTCTTAAGTTAGTTAGAACAATCACAAGTATACCGTAAGATTGATTTAATGTCAACCTTCAACCTTCATAATTGCAAGAGAATTTTTCAATGCTCTTTCTGCAACACGTAGACCATATTCCATTTCGTAAATTCTACGATGTTGGATATCAATCTTGTCACGTTGTTCTGCGATGTTGTTCATCAGTTCCTCGACATCTTTCTTGAAGACATTCCAAACTGCTTGCACATCATTTACCTTGTACCACTCACCATCGATAAGTGTGTATCCATTCTTCTCACGCAACTCATCGTTCCAACGATCGCCCATGATGTATGCTGGCGCAGGTTCTTTGTAAGTTTGTAATCCAGAAGCAGTAATAAGTTCATCAATCTTTTGAAAGATATCTGGCAGTTGTTCTTTATTGTATAACATTTTTAGTCCTATCCAATCCATTCCAACATTTAAGCAATTGTTCACTGGCATTACGTATATCCCAAAAGTCTGCATTAAGATTTAGACTCATTCCACAGTTCTCGTCTTTTTCTTTATTACAATCAATGTAAAGAGTTTGCCAATCATGATGGGTTTCAATAACACCAGTTGAATCTATTTCTGCAGGCGACCCACACATTGGGCAAGGAAGAATTTCATCTTTCATTCTTCAACTCCGAAATGTTCTTTAATCCTACGGTTAATCTCCGTTAATACCTCTTCGGTGACATCTTTGACCTTGCCTGTTAGGACACAATGTTCGTGTTCCCAAGTGCAGATTGTTTTGCTTTTTCCATCTTGCTCAACCACAACCGACAGTTTCATTCTTCAGTCTCCTCGACTTCCTCACGACCATCCATTGCTGCATGAATATCACATAGAGTTTTATGCCAACCATCGGTATATCGTTTACCTGGATTACCACACTGTTCACATGTAACATAACTCATTGACTCTGCGAAACTAATGTAATTGTAGTGCTTGTCAGTTGCTGCTTGTACATAGAAACGAAGTCCACCAAACTTTTCTTTAACTTGAACAGCAACTGGAACTTTTGCAGTTTCTTCATCAAGTCTTGTTTTTGCTTCATCAAGATCTTCTTGAGTTACTATTTTTGTTCCATAAAGAACATTGCCAACACCTGTTTCTAACAGATACTCATAACGATTTTTTGCGCCACGATATTCACTACTCAATATACCACAAAGAGTATCGATGATGTTATACCAACCATCACCGCATTCAAATCCCCAGCACATAGCTGTGTGTTGCATGTTTCCATTACGATCCTTGAAGATCAGCGGATACTTTGCACATAGTGCTTCGTCTAAGTCTTTACGCATAGTCAGTCTCTTTTCTAAAATTAAATACAGGTACTTCTTTTTTCTTGGAAACAACAACTCGCATGCGATACTTCGGTGTGCGAAGATCCTTGGCAACTAGGTTGCGTGGTTTTTCGGATTTGAGTTTTATCTTCATATTTCAATTATACCTTAGATAAGATTTTGTGTAAAGTCCTTTTGCAATTGTTTGATTCGCTTGTTCAGATGCTCTTTAAGTTGCATACACTTTTCCATATCGCAACGATCGATGGAATTCATTGCTGTAATTCTACATGATCTGTGACCACCTGATGCTTCTTCCCATGCGTATCCAATGTCATGCTTGAATTTGCTGCGTTGTGCGTTGTGCAAGATATCTTCCAAAACAGAAGGGTTATCGCTGAACAACATACGCACATACACCTGACTAACATCTACACCTTCACACCGAAGATAAACACCGCACTGATGATGTGAGTTTTTCAATGAAGTTAAACTATTCTTAAGATTGTAAACACGAACACCTAACTCACCTGACTGACCGATATATCCAATGTCTTTGTGAACCAATTCCTTTGGTCTCGAAAGAGATACTTGATAGACACCAGTGTTTTTCTCATGAAGACTTTCCCAGAATAACTGAGACTTTTGTGTGATGGTGCTTGCTGCCAGACGTGCTGGAACAGTTGCAAGTGGTATCCAATCTGTCTGATGTAGAATAAATTCTTCAGCATTCATAACAAAACCTTTGCGCTGGGTTGATAAACTTCGAAAGATTCAGTAAACTCTTTATTCCACTTCTTGATAGTGGTCCAGTAGCCATGATCCCAGTCAGGGCTATGTTGATAGTAAACAGTGTAAAAGGTATCGCTGCTCTTGAATAACAATTCATCGCCACGAAGAATAAATTTTCCACCTGTAACTGGACTACCACCATGGAACACATGGTATCCTTTCTTGAGGAAGCGATTGATTTTCGCTGCCTTCTTTAAAGCATTTTTATATCTTGCTTCATACCTGTTCATACAATTCCTTCGTTTACACCCTTGTCAATAAGAATAGGCATGTCGTCAATCCACACATCAATCATTATTCCCTTACTTTGCATAAAAGGACGTTTAGCCTGATACGAGGTAAAGTAACAGTTATCGTAACCAATCACTCTACCAATCGTATCATAGACCTGCTGAGACTGCTCGGGAAACCTAAAAGTCGTGCAGTAGATCGTATGTCCACGAGAAGTAAAAATAGCAATAAACTCATTCCATGCCTCTGGATCTCGGGTATACGTATCATCAAAATCTAAACCGATATTCATTCTTCAACTCCGAAATGTCTTACTAATCGCATCTGCACAATAATGACCATCCATTCCCTTATCACCTAGTTCTTCACATATGGTTAGACATTCATTAACAATTAACTCGGCGAACTTTTCTGTGTAATATCTTGGATACTGGTCATAATCAGCACCTTCATCTATCAGTTCGCCAGCATAGATTTCAGCCTGTATAGCAAGTTCTTTAATTCGTTCGTTCATTTTATTTCCTTTGAAGTATCAGCGACATCCTTGTCATCACGTACCTCAATGAAGATAGGAA